TATGGAAAGTCAACGACGACAAGGATCTCGAGGCCATCTGTGCCGATGAGGTCTATTCCGGAGATGAATAGCGTATGCGATCATTGCGGATGGGGTCCGTGCGATTGCTTTTGCCGCGGTGAGGATTTTCTCTACAACTCTGAGTAGAGATGCCGCGGGGTAACCAAAAGGGGAGTATTCGCGGACCGTACAAGAAGAAACCCCGGCCGGAGTTTTTTAAAATTTTAATAGGGACTTTTGTCCTGGAGATGGGTAACCATGCCTTCGACATCTCGCCGCGGCCGCTCTCGTACAGTCCGCGCACCAAAGCGATCGCTTTTCGTGAAGTCTTCTAGTTCTTCTCGTTCTACACAGTCCGCGGCCCCGGCTAAGCGGTACAAAGTCGTGTCGCTGCGGTCCAAACCCCCGGCGCCACGCAAGGTGGCTGCTCCTAAGACACAGGGCAGCCAGATGGGTTATAAGTCAACAACTATGACCTTGGCGAAGCCTATGTCTCGCGGTGCGATGACAGCCAAGCTCACGCAGTCAATGCTTGAGACCGTGATGCTGCGCTGGAACGGTGTGAAGGCCTTTTCTGGAAATGGCAACTACTGGATGCAGAACCGAGTTGTATCCGGTGTTCGACGTCTTCCTTGGTATATGATGGATTTGACTACTGTCAATAACATGGTGGGAACTCCACCTACTATTTCCAGAGGACAACCGATGGTCCAAATGGTTCAAAATACTCTGAATGGAAATATTTATTTTGATACTATATCTGGATTACTTTATGATGGAGTATCCTCAGTTTCATATTTTTGGCCTGAAAAGGCTCCTACTAAACTGACAGCGTCAACAGCAGATACAACTGATATGGAAATTGCTCCATTTGGTAAGTCTATGATTCAGAGTGCGTCTATTAGCGCAAATCTGTGGGGAGCCACAGCTAAGGCTACTAAGTACATGGTTCAGGTTGTTAGGATCACTGACGAAGAACTTGTTCCTAACCATGTCTCTACAGCTGTAGATTTGACGCAGGTTACGCCTAAGCGTAACGATTTTTATCAGAATATGATTAAGTCGTGGACGTTCAATCCTATTGCCACGACAGGTGGTCTGCAGGCCCGTAAGTATAAGGTCCTCAAGACTCAGACCATCACTATTGAGCCTAATCCGACCACGGATGGCGATGCCGACCCACAGTGTGTGGTGTACAAGGCTTTCTTGAAGCTCAATAAGATCTGCAAGTATGAAGAGACAGCGGCGTTTTTGACGACTGACGCGGATACAAATGATCAAGCAGATTACGCCGTGAATACGGGAGCCCAGATTACTAATCAGGTGAACCCAACGTCGCGTATCTATCTTGTGATTCGCGCAACTAACTACGGTGCAGATGCAGGTGACACGAATGTGCAAACGCCTTCGTTCGACCTGTCCGTGCGTATTAAGCACACGATCCCTAAGTAGATCGGGCTCAACCCGGCCGTGAAACATGATACAGCGCTAGCTTTCGTTTTTGGGGTAGCCTGGGAGGAGTTGGCCCCTTGGAGCCAAATTCGACTTGCCGGTTGAGCGGCCGGAGGTCCTTGCGGGCTTGCCCGTAAGGCGGCTTTAGCCGTTAGTCGATACCTCGATATTTGGATCCAGGGAGGCCAACGACCAGGTACATCGGGAATACCCCCGGGGACACAATGATCCAATTGATCCATAGGATGATCCACCTGATCCAAACAAAATTCAGTTTTTGTCATGCGGATCATGCAGCGAAGCTGTTGCGAAGCAAATGATCCAAATGATCCAAAGGTTTAAACTTTATATCTTTGGATCAAAAGATGTTTGAGTGTTATTCCAGCGCAGCGCCTCAAACATCTTTTTCTGGGAGCCTATGTTAATGGGGTCTCAGATAGCCCTCTGGGATTTCCGAAGCAACGCGGCGGACCTCGACCATGAAGTCGTGGTCAAAGCCATGAAGGAAATAGCGAAGCACTTCGTGTTCCAAGAGGAAAGGGGTGATTCAGGATACCTGCACTACCAGGGCAGGTTCAGCCTGAAGAAGAAGCGACGCAAGCCGGAGCTGATGAGCTTGTGGGCGCAGCTCGAGCTCGAGATGCCGTTACCAAATTACCTCGAGCCAACAAGCAACCCCGCTTATCGTACGACAGATTTCTGCTACGTCACCAAGGCTGATACGCGTACGCGTGGCCCTTGGGATGACAAGAACACCGTGAAGAAGTACATCCCCCGGCAGTACCGTGGGATGCTGGAGAAATTGTACCCCTGGCAGCGGCGGGTACTCGAGTCGGCGACGGAGTTCGACGACCGGACGATAAATTATGTATACTGCGCGCACGGGAACGTTGGCAAATCTACGATTGCCTCCGTGTGCGAGCTGTATGCTAAGGGCATCGATTTACCTCCGGTCAACGATGCTAAGGACCTGATCCAAGCCTGCTGTGACATCTGCATGGCGACTGAGATTCGTGATCCAAGTCCGGTGTTCGTGGATTTACCGCGGGCAATGGATAAGAACAAGCTCTATGGAATATACACAGCCATCGAGCAAATCAAGAAGGGTAAACTCGTGGATACCCGCTACAGTTACAAATCCTGGTGGATCGATTCCCCCCAGGTTTGGGTATTTTCTAATCGCATGCCTGATACTCGCATGCTCAGCGCAGATCGCTGGAAGTTATGGAAAGTCAACGACGACAAGGATCTCGAGGCCATCTGTGCCGATGAGGTCTATTCCGGAGATGAATAGCGTATGCGATCATTGCGGATGGGGTCCGTGCGATTGCTTTTGCCGCGGTG